AACACGCAAAAAAAGATCCAGCCTGGTTTAGTGAACTTCTTACCATAGATAATACCACACGACATGATAATACACCTATTATTACTGAAGCAGATATTGAGATTGAACGTCAATCAGGGATGCCTGAAGAATTGATTCAGCAAGAATATTACTGTTCATTTGAAGCAGGTCTTGTTGGTACAATTGTAGGGGATCTTATTGCTAAAGCACATCAAGAAGATAGAATTAAAAGAATACCTTGGGAACCTTCACTTCCTGTTAGTACTGCATGGGATTTAGGTTTTGATGATACTAATACAATATGGTTTGCACAGTTCTCTGGTAGGGAGACATGGTTAATTGATTTGTATGCAAACAATCGAAAACCAGCAGGACACTATGTTAATGTTCTTAATCAAAAACCTTATACTTATCAAGAACATTTTTTACCTCATGATGTTGAAGTACATGAATATTCAACAGGTAAGACTCGTAGAGAGACTTTTGAAGATCTTGGTTTACGTAATATAGTTACTATTCCTAAAATGAGAGTAGCAGATAAATCAGGTCTTTCAGAAGGACATAATGCAATGCGTCAAATACTACCTAATTGTTGGTTTGATAAAGATAGATGTGAAGATGGTATTGAAGGCTTAAAATCTTATAGACGTGAATGGGATGAAAAGAAAGAAAAATTTGGAGATCGTCCTGTTGATGATTGGGCAAAACATTATGCAGATGGATTTAGACAATTAGCATGGGGTATGGGTATGCGTAGGGATGGATTGGAAGATATGTATTATTTACATGCTATACAAAAATATAATGAACTTGAAGAAATGGAATCAGCAAATATGGATTATAATGAATTAGATGATTATACGTGGTAAAATAAAAATATATACAAAAAAATAATCCTTGACAAATGATTTGATTTATGTTATACTAAAAGGCACAATGGGATTAATGTTTTTACTAAAAGGAGGATAAAAATGAGTGATGATTTTGATTTTATTCAAGAAGATGAAAGTGAAGAGGAGACTGCCACCAGTGGCAATCCGAAAGTCAGTGAAGCTGAATTGAGTAATATTGGTGCATTAACACCTGAAATTATCGCAGAAGCAAGAAAACTTGCTCAAAGTAAAAAAGGCTTAGAAATTGATGCTTTTTTTAAAAAATATTCTCTTGTTAATATGAATCTTGATCGGCTACTTCATGGTAAACTTAAAGAGGATGGTAGTTTAATATGATACAAGAAGATAAAATTAAGTGGCATATTAGACGTGGTAATAAATTAGTACAAGATAGAGCTAATTTTGATACTATGTTTCAAGAAATAGCAGAAAGAACTTATCCTGCACATGCAAATTTTATATACACTCCTTCTGGTGGTGAGAAGAGAATGTCAAAAGTATATGATTCTACTGCTATTCATGCTAATGAATTATTAGCTTCTGGTCTTTTCTCACTACTCACCAGCACAGCAAGTAAATGGGCTGATATACGTCCAGTTGATTGGCGTTTATATAAAATTAAAGCTGTTAAAGAGTATCTTGATATTATAACTCGTATTATGTTTCATGAAATAAATAAACCTTCTGCTGGTTTTGCAACAACTATGCATGAATGTTATTTAGCTTATGGAGCATTTGGAAATCTTGTAACTTTTATTGAAGAAATAGTAGAAAAAGATTCATTACTATTTCAATCTTTACCTTTATATGAATGTTATTTTGTTCAAAATCAATATGGAATTGTAGATACATTATATCGTAAATATGATCGTACAATTGAACAGTTAGTTCGTAAATTTGGTAAAGAAAAACTATCTAAAAAAACTCAAGATCTTGTAGATGATAATAAGTTAGATAAAAAAATTAATGGTTTTCATATAATCCTTCCAAGAGAAACGGTCAATTTATTATCCCCAAAAGCAGTAGATAAACCATTCGCATCATTATATATTGAAGATAAAGAGAAACATTTAATACATGAAGGTGGGTATGATGAATTACCTTTTATGGCTGCAAGATTTTATAAAGAGTCATTTGAAACATATGGGCGTGGTCCTGGGGCAACGACACTTCCTGATGTTAAAATGCTAATGCGTGTTGCACAAGTAACTATTCGTGCTGCACAAAAAGCTACTGATCCTCCTATTATGCTTCCAGATTCCGGTTTTTTAAGACCATTACGTACTACTCCAGGTGGACTTAATTTTTATCGAAAAGGTCGTATAAGTCTTAAAACTGATATTGATATAATACCTACAGGAAATCCTGGATTGGGTATGGAGTATTCAGCATCATTACATGAGCGTATCAGAGAAGCGTTTTTTGTGGATCAACTTCAATTACATGAAGGGCCACAAATGACCGCAACTGAAGTAATGCAACGAACCGAAGAAAAGTTACGATTAATGGGGCCATTACTTGGTCGCATTCAAATGGAATTGCTTGGCCCTATGATTGTACGTATTCATGGATTATTAAAACGGGCAGGTAAATTCCCTGAACCACCACTTGAATTAGCAGAACAAAATCTTAAAATTGTATATACATCACCTATAGCACGCGCACAAGAACAAGTCGAAGCTAATGGTCTTATGAGAGTTTTTAGTGTTCTTGAACCTTTAATTAAAATGAATCCTGATATAATGGATTCTTTTGATACTGATGAAATGGCACGTGGAGTATCTGAAATGTTTAGTGTTAATCCTAAATTTGTTAGAGATCAAAAACAAATTGATGCAATACGGGAACGAAGAAGGGAAGCAGAAGAAAAGAAGCAACAAGCTGAAAATCTTAGAGCATCAGGACAGGGAGCAGATGCACTTGCAAGAGCTGCTGCTACTGCATCTGAAGCAGGTATGATGCCTGAAGATATGGATTTTGGAACATTACAATAAGGAGACTGCCACCAGTGGCAATCACAGATAAACTATTTAAAAAAAGAAAAGAACAAAAAAAGATAGCAATGGCATATAAAATGCTTTTTGATAGTAAAAATCCATATGCAAAAATTGTATTAAAAGATATGTGTGAAGCACATGGGGTGTTTGATGGTGGATTTGATCCAGATCCATATATACATGCTTTTAATGGTGGAGAAAAAAATCCAATACTACGAATATTAACTATAATTAAACTGCCTTTAGAGGATATTATTGGATTGGCAGAAAGTGAGGAATAAAATGACCCCTGAAGAACAAGCAGCCGCAGATGCAGCAGCAGCAAAAGAATTGGGATGGAGAGCTAATCTACCAGAAGATTTGCAAAAAGAGGAAAGATTAGAAAAATTTAAAGATGAATCTGAAATGATTCAAATGCCTGTGAATGTAGTTAAATCATTTATTCATGCTGATAAAATGGTCGGTGCAGATACAATTAAGATGCCACAGACAGATGATGAATGGTCTAATGTGTATAATAAATTAGGTAGACCAGAAACTCATGAGTTATATACATTTGTACCTCCAAAAGATATTAATCCAGCTCTCAGTGAATCTATAGGTAAAGATGCTAATTGGTTTAAAGAGTTGGCACATAAAACTGGATTAAATGAAACTCAAGCAACTGCATTATTTGAAGAATATGCAAAACGTGTTTCAGATGGTTATACTCAAATAACAGAACAAGCAAATACTGAAACATTAAATACTGAAATTCAATTAAGAACTGAATTTGGAGTTACTTATGACGGTAAAAATATTCTTGGAGATAGGGCTTTAGAAAAACTTGGAGGCACACCACTTGTTAATTTTATTAATCATATGGGATTAGAAAAACATGCAGAATTTAAACGACTTAAATTTGCACTTGGTACAATGATGGCTGAAGATTTAGGTCTTGATAAAACTACTGGAGAATTAATTGCTTCTAAAGAGTCTATACAAGAGCAAATCGCGAGTCTCCAAGCAAAAAAGGCTTATTTAGATTCTACTCATGTTGAACATAAAGTTACACTTGAAAAAGTTACACAATTAATGCAACAATTACATGGTGTAAAACCTGTTCAAGTAACTGTTGCAGGTAGTACACCAGTAATTTAATAAAGGAGGTATTAAAAATGACAAAACGTAGAACTATTGGAACAAGACAAAGCCCAGAAGCAGCTGGTGCTGTAACGCTTGAGGATGATATGATGGCGTATGTCAAGCAGTTAGTAACTGCTGAAATAGCTATGGTTGCTTTAGATTTAGCTAAGGCGACAAAAAATGCGGCATTACAGACTGTCCATAAGGCAGATGGGGCGGTATTAACTGGAGATGATGATTTATTTGTCATATCTGGTGGGCCTGTTAGGGCTAAAATTGTTGGACTTGTCACAACTGTTATCGGCGCTAATGCCACCAATTTTGATTTACAAATAGATGTGACAGAACCTGCTGGAACAGTTGATTTAAACGCTGCTCCGGTGGCTTGTGCAGATGATGCCGCAGGAACTATATATCTAAATATAGATAGTACTTCGGTTTTTACTCCAATAACAGCCGGAGCGTCTATTATTGACATTGTAGCTGCCCCTGAGCAGTTTTTTGTGTTACCTGTTGGAACAGTTATACTCAGGAGTAGTGCCGCAAATACTGGTGTTATATCTTGGTTTATGACGTATGAAAAATTGTCGCCAGATTCATTAGTTGTAGCGGCAGCGTAATATTAGATTGCCACCAGTGGCAATCCGCAGATACGGCCCAAAGCCCCTGCAATTTTTATTATTTGGGCCTCCTTAGTTAAGGAGATACCCCATACTGTAAGTGTATGGTTCTTTAACATTTAATAAAGGAGGTCTTAACAATGAGTCAAGAAATAACCACTGCTATGGTAGAGCAGTACAAATCCAATGTACAGCTCTTATCGCAGCAAAAAGGTTCTCGCCTAAGAAATTCGGTTCGGGTAGAGACAGTGGTTGGTAAAAACGCTTTTTTTGAGCAGATTGGAGCAGTTGCTGCACAAAAAAAGACTACCCGACATATGGATACACCACAGTCAGATACACCACATGCCAGACGTAGAGTTTCCCCTGAAGAATATGTATGGGCAGATTATGTAGATACGGGAGATTTCGTTCGTACTCTCATTGATCCTACAAGTCCATACGCAGTTAATGCGGTATTTGCTTTTGGTAGATCAATAGATGATGCAATTATCGCTGCTGCTACTGGAACTGCATATACTGGTGTAGCTGGGGGTACGGCAACAACTCTTCCTTCTGGACAAAAAGTTGCTGAAGGTAATACTGGACTGAGTTTGGCTAAATTATTGGCAACGAAAAAGATTTTTTGGGATAATGACGTTGATGAAGACATTGAACTTCATATATGCTGTTCTTCACAACAAATCGTTGATTTACTTGGAGAAGAAGAACTTACAAGTGGTGATTATCAAACAGTTAAAGCCTTAGTAGAAGGTAAAATTAATCAGGCTTTAGGTTTTACTTTTCACCGATCCCAAAGACTTACTGTTGATGCAAATGATATTCGTACATGTTTTGCTTGGGCGCAAGATGGTCTTCTTCTCGGTATTGGTGCTGATATTCATACACGTATTAGTGAGAGAGCTGACAAAAATTATTTGACACAAGTATGGTGTAGTATGGATATTGGTTCAACTCGAATGGAAGAAGTTAAAGTTGTTGAAATTAAATGTGATGAAACACCTGATTAAACTTTAAGGAGGTGATCTAAATATGGTAGCATTAGCCGTTACTGAAAGTACACAAGTTGAAAATATGAACGCAGTTCCTTCTGTGGCATTAGCTCCAACAGAACACCACGGAAGAATTCGTATAGCATTTTTTGATTGGCTTAATGGTGCAGTTGCCGGAGATGCTGGTGGAGTTATTGATATTATAAAACTTCCAGCCGGTAAAGTCAGATTACTTGGTAGACTAAGCTCTATTTATCATAATATGACTACTGGTGGCAATACTATTGACATTGGTTGGAAAGCATATACTGATCTTAATGGTGATGCAGTTGCTGCTGATCCTGATGGCCTTGACGATGGTATTGATGTTGAAACTGCTGGTACTATTAACATAGGTACTGTTGCCGCTGTACTTGCCACTTGTGGTCAAAAACTTTTTGAATCTCAAGAAGGTGTTGTATTAACTATAACATCTGTTGGTATTGTTGCAGCAGCAGATGTACTTCAAGGGCATTTAGCCTATGTATTAGACTAAGTATTCTCTGAACTATACTTAGTCTGCTCGTAACCCTGGAACAAATGGAGCTTCCAGGGTTATTGGAAGATTAATTAAGGAGATACTATGACTACAAAAACAGATATTGCTAATCAAGCATTAATAGCACTCGGTGAATCAGTTGTAACAGATGTAGATTCTGATTCAACTAAACGTGCAACAACAATGAAGGCTCTTTTTGATATTAAACTTAATTATTTACTTAGAAAATATGAGTGGAAATTTGCAACAAAAAGGGCAACGCTTACTATTATAGATTATAAACTTAATTTTGATGCTGAAACAGTTGATTTTGTAATTGGAGAACTTCTTAGTGGTGCAGTTGGTGAAGGTACTGTAGAATATATTTTACGTTCTGGTACTGCTGGCACTTTTTGGTTAAGTGGTGTAACTACTGGATTTGTTGATGATGAAACCATAACAGGTGATATAGTTGGTTCAGCAGATGCTAATGGTGTTGAACAATCTATAACTCCTATCAACGAATTTGATCATATTTATGCTCTTCCTTCTGATTATATTAAACTTATAGAATTATACCCTAATTATGTACCTTATCGACTTGAATCTAATTTTATTCTTTGTGGTGAATCAACTGAACTTGATATACGATATACTTATAAAGTTACTAATCCTGATGAATTTGATTCATTATTTATAGAAGCATTTGCTGCTTTGTTGGCAAGAGAAGCAGCAATTACATTGACTGATAGCTTACGCAAACAGAAAAAGATGGATGAAATGTTTGAAGATAAAATAGCTGATGCACGATTCGCAGGTTCAATAGAAGACGATCTTGAGGAAATGGAAGCAGAAGATTGGTTAAATCAACGGATATGAAAACACTTTGGGCGCTTTTTATAGTATTACAAATATTATCTGCTGGACATATAAATTATCAGCAAGAAGCAGGATATTATGAAATTAATCCGATATATGGAAAGCATCTGAGCAAAGAAAAAGTATACATTATTAAAGGGTTAGAAACTCTTAGTATATATGGAGCCACAAAAATTTTTCCTAAATACAAAAAACATATACTTATTAGTGCGTCAAATGTTTGTATTGGTTTTATGGCATATGATAAAACTAAAGGTATATTATTAAAATTTAGATTTTAGATTGCCACTGGTGGCAATCTGATGGAGATAATATATGCCACGATTTGATCCAGTACAAAGTAATTTTACAGTAGGTGAAATAAGTCCAAAAGTATTAGGTAATTTTGAACTTGAAAATTATAAACAAGGACTTAATAAAGCTGAAAATGTTATTATTGAACCTTATGGTGGTGTTCGTAGACGTGGCGGAACTGAATATGTTGCTACAGTAAAAGACAGCAGTAAAGATACTATAGTTCAAGAGTTTAAATATAAAGATGAATTTTCTTATATTCTTGAATTTGGAAATCAGTATATACGTTTTTATAGAAATCAAGCTCAAATAATGGGTAATGGTAGCCCTGTTGAAGTTGCAACAACTTATCTTGAAGCAGAACTAAGAGATTTACGATTTACTCAAGATGAAGATACTCTTTATATAGTTCATAAAAATCATCGTCCTGCAAAACTTACTCGATCTTCTCATACCTCTTGGACTCTTAAAAATTTAAGTATGTTATTTGATTATAATCTCGGTTGGACAGAAAGAACTCCTTCTGTTGCTAATAATTGGGAATCAATTTGTTGGAGTCCTGAATTATCACTATTTGTAGCTATTGCTGACAGTGGTACAGGTGATAGAGTAATGACTTCGCCGGATGGAATTACTTGGACAACTCGAACTTCTGCTGCTGATGTTTCATGGACAAGTATTTGTTGGAGTGTAGATTTAACTTTATTTTGTGCTGTTGCTTCAGGTGGTACTGGTAATGGGGTTATGACTTCTCCAGATGGTATTACATGGACTTCAAGAACACCTGCAACAGATAATAATTGGACTGATGTATGTTGGAGTTCTGAATTAACTTTATTTGTAGCTATTGCTCGAACTGGTACAGGTGATAGAGTAATGACTTCACCGGATGGAATTACTTGGACAACTCGAACTTCTGCTGCTGATGAATCTTGGTATGGGATTTGTTGGAGTTCAAAGTTAGAATTATTTGTTGCTGTTGCTTCATCGGGAGCTGCGTGTGTTATGACTTCTCCAGATGGTATTACATGGACAGTTCGAACTCCTCCTAATGCTTCGAATTGGCGAGATGTTTGCTGGAGTTCTGATTTAGAATTATTTTGTGCCGTTGCAGTTATATCAACCCCAAACAGTATAATGACTTCTCCAGATGGAATTACTTGGACAGCTCAAACAGAACCAGCAACAAATGATCCGATTGATATTTGTTGGAGTTCTGATTATGGAATGTTTGTAGCGGTTGGGCATGGAACAGGTGATAAAATTTGGTATTCTGCAAATGGAATTAATTGGTTTACTAATCCAAAATTTACTTCACATCTTTTTAATAGTATCTGTTGGTCACCAGAATTAGGAATTTTTTGCGCAGTTGGTGAAAGTGCATCAATTGTTATTACTTCAGATGAGTCACTTTTTGATATGTGGTCAGCTAATAATTATCCAACATTATGTTGGTTTTTTGAACAACGATTCTTTCTTGCAGCTACACCTGAGGAACCAAATGAAATATGGGGCAGTAGGTCAACATTATATACTAATTTTGATGTTGGTACAGGATTAGATAGCGAAGCTATAAATATAATAATAAAGGAAGCAACTAAATTAGTATGGGTTACTACAAGCTCTATTATATTATTAGGTGCTAATAATGCTGAATTTAAACTTTCAGCAAACAACCTTAATGAAGCTCTTACTCCTACAAATATACGTCCTGTTAAAGTAACTTCACATGGAAGTGCTTTTATACCTGCTATTGATGTTGATGGTGGAACTATCTTTTCTCAACGTGGTGGTAGAAAAACACGAAGAATAGATTATGATATTTATAAAGATAAATATTCTGCTATAGATATTACAATATTAGCATCACATATATTTGAAAGTGGGTTAACAGAGTTAGTGTACTGTAATGAACCTGATTCTTTAATTTTTGGGGTGCGTAATGACGGAGAAATTGTATGCATAGCATATGAACCTGAATATAAAATTACAGCTGCAAGTCGTTTTATTATCGGAGGTACTGACGTTGAAGTTAAAAGTATTGCAATGAGCGATGCTGTTGAAGCAGATGAAGATGAATTGTGGATGATTGTAAGTCGTACTATTAATAGTGCTACTGTTCAATATGTTGAATTTTTAACTCAAGGATTAACTGCCGAAGATGATAATGAAGATGCTTTTTTTGTTGATTCAGGTGTAACTAAAACTGGAAGTGATTTTACTACTTTTGATGGGTTGGATCATCTTGAAGGAGAAACTGTTCAAGTATTTGCAGATGGTTTGATTCAGGCAACTAAAGTTGTTGCAAGTGGTGAAATTACAATAACTGCTGCTGATAAAGCCCATGCAGGGTTACAATTTATAAGTACACTTGAAACTTTACCAATAGAAGGTGGTAATCCTATAGGTAGTGCTATGGGTAAAATAAAACGAATATCAAAAACAGTGTTAAGAGTATATAAATCTCTTAAATTTACTATAAGTAATTTATTAGGAGATACCGGTGAAGATGTAACTTTAGACACTTCTTTATATACTGGTGACTCTGATGAACTAAATTTTCCTGGTGGGTATGAAACGGGCGGTCAAATGAAAATAGTAATTGATGATCCCATACCTTTTAGTCTTTTAGCGATTATGTATAAAGTAAGGACTGGTGAGTAATGATATTTCAAGAGGAAGATTATACTCATTTTTTTAGTTATGAGTTTATGAAGTTATATAGAACACATTGGAAAGAAATTGGAAATTTTAATAAACAAAAAATACCTTTAGAACCAGATTGGGATATATATAGAACATTGGGCAAACAGGGTAAATTAATTACATTTACAATTCGTACACCTAATGGTTTACTTATAGGGTATAATATATTTATAGTTACTACTCATCATCATTATAGAAATGCTATAATTGCTGAAAATGATATACTATATCTCCATCCAGATTATAGAAAGGGATATACTGGATATAATTTTATTAAGTATTGTATCAAAGAATTAAAAGAACGTGTTGATATAATTATGCTTAGTGTAAAAGCATCACATTCAATTGAAGCAATAACTAAAAGACTTGGTTTTAAATTAATGGATTATAAATTTGTTTTGGAGACTTAAAAATGGGAGAAACAGTAGTAGTAGCTCTGGTAGCATCAACAGTTGTAACAGCAGGAACAACATATCTCGCTGGTAAAGCAGCTTCAAAAGAAGCAAAGGCAGCTTCAAAGGAGCGAAAACAGCAAGCAGAACAAGCAAGACTGCGTGAAGAACGTGAAGAACAGCTTGCAAAAGAGAAAAAAGATGCTGAAATTAAAATGGCAGGTGAGCGTTTATCTTTTGAAAAGGGAACACGTAAAGAAAAAGCTAAATTTGTAACTTCACAAATGGTTAAACGTGATGCAGAAGTTTTTGCTGCTGCTGTAGCTGGTTTTGCTGCTTCTGGAATTGAACTTGGTGAAGATTCAACAACTGCTGTTCTTAATAGAATATCCAGAGAATCTAAAGTAGAACAAGAGGCAGTTTGGAAAGAGTATTATGATTTTGAAGGTGCAAGAGAACTGGAATACGAACAACTCAAAGAAACTAAAGAACTTACATACGATTGGTTTACTACTCGATTACATCAAGAAACTGAATGGGAGATTGCTTCAAGATATGCTGAAGCATCAGCACTTAGGACAAAAGGTAAATATGCTAAGTATGGAGGATATTTAGGCACTGTTGGAAAACTTAGCGGAGGATATGCAAGTGTTTATGGTGCTGGTCGTGAATACAAACTGTGGGGTTAGATTGCCACTGGTGGCAATTAGGAGTAATCTATGCCAAAAATAAAAACACAAGATGTTAAAACAGGAATACCTTCAATATCTACGCCAGGAGTAACACCACACAGTATTGCTTCTATAACTGTACCAAAAGCAAGACCTCAAACTATTTTTAAAGGTTCAGGGGGCCAACATTTAGTTGCAGGTGCAGCATCTTTGCAACATGGGTTAGAAAGAATATTTTTTATACACGCAAAAAAAGAAGAAGAATTAAGAGCTGCAAACTCTCGTCTTATAGCAGAAGATATTGATGCTCATTTTTTAGATCGTCTTGATACTATGAAAAATAGAACAGGTGAAAATGCTTATGGTCTTCTCAACGAATTAAAAGAAGATTATGGAGAGTTAAAAGAAAGTTCAATTCCTGAAGATACAGACGCTAAAACAAGAAGTGAATTGAATTTAGCATTTGAAAAAGCATATAATAGACACGTTAGAGAAGTTATTGGTTGGCAAGTAAGTCAAGCTAAAGTAGCAAATAACACTGTAAGAAAACGTAATATGAATAACTCTCATAAACGTATTAATTTATTACCTGTTGGTGATCTTGATAGTGTTAAAAAATATGCTGAAGATAGTTCTAAAATTGAAATAGCTCTTAATCCAAATTATAATAAAAAACAACGGGCAGATGTTAGTACTACATATCAAGAAGATTATATTGTTCACGCTTATACTAAATGGTTTACTGATAATCCAACTCTTGCAAAACAGTCTTGGGAAGATAATCAAAAAATACTTAAAGATGCACTTCCTATGAAATACTCTATATTAGCGAATAAGTATGAACAGGCAAAAGAAGATTCTAAATATGATGTACTGATGGGAAATATGTATATTAAACATACTAATAATTATATAGCTATGATAGATGATCTTGAAAAGAATCAAGAAAAATATATAAAAGATGGAGTACATGCTGAAAATATATTAAAATTAATTTCTACTTTTCAAACACGGCATAATTTTGAAGTATCTGAAAACAAACGTATTAAACAAGAAAATGAAGATGTATTTTTTAATCGTATTAGACAAAAGTATTATGATAAAAATACTGGAGTTTTTAACAATTTTGGATATATTCAGGATTTAGAAGTTGCGTATCGCCAAGGAGTAATAAGCAAATCATCATTTGATACTGCAAGACATGCTGCGTTAACTGGAGAGTTTAGTATAGCACAGTATCATGAATTAATGGATGAAATAACTGATGGGTTGATTATTACCAAAGGTCAAATTAATAATAGAATATATGGTACAGGTGCTAAACCTGAACCGTTTTACAGAGAGTTAGAAAAAAGAAAAAAAGCAGTAAATGAAGGTAGAAAAATTAATTATATTAAACAAGCGGGATTAAAATATGATAGAGAATCAACAAAAAAACGAACTGAATTGGATGTTAAAGAAAAAGTGCTTTTACTTGACCCTTCACAAAGACCTGATTTTATTCGTGCTCTTGTTGATCGCACAAACAAACTTGGTTATGATCCATTTGATGCACGAGTTTTAGATGAAGCAAATAAAATGCTGCAAAGTGGTTGGTATAATTACGGTAAACCTGAATTTCATCCAGGAGAAGCACCTTGGTATGTTACAGGTGAAAAATACACCAGGAAATGGGAATACGATGCAACTCTTGAACAATTAAAAAAAGAAGGTGAAATTGAATATATACCTGGTGAGATTGCCACCAGTGGCAATCAAGAAGATAAAGATATTCGTGCATTTATAAAAGCAAATGAGAAAGATTTTGTTGGAGTAGATTTTGATAACCCTGAAACTGCAAAAAAATTAAGAGAATGGTGGAAGAAACGAAATGCCACTAAGTGAAGAAGATAAAAAATTTATAAGTACACTTCCAACTACAGAAGAAGCGGATAAAACTTTTATAGCCAGTCTTCCACAAGTAGACGATATTCCTGAAGAATGGCGTAACAGGGTTTTAATGAGTAGAATAACTCATCCTCTTCCTACTAAAGAACAAGAAGCATTACAAGAGGATTATGTACCTCTTATGATTCCTGGTATTGGTGTTGGTATTGGTATGCAAACAGTTGCCAGAGGTGGATCAATAGCGCTTGGAGCAGCAAGGGGAACAATAGCATCTGGATTAGCAACAGGAGCAGAAGCGTACATTAGACCATTAGAAGAATACGCAGGAGAAATTCATCCTTGGTTAAAACCGATTGTAGGGTTAACAGCAGGTATAGGATCAGCTATAACTATTGAGGCATTAGGTACTGAATTGCTCGCTAAGGCTCTTACTAAATCTGCACCTAAATTTTGGACAAAACAACTTACTACTATGGAACGCCAAGGTATAATTGATAAAGAATTTATTGAAGATATTAAACATATAGCATCTCGTATGGATGAAGGAGATACTGAAGCAATACAAATAGTATTAAATAAGTTAAAGGCTCATACACATGATGAAGTATTATCTAAAGCAAGTAAAAAATTAGCAAAGATGCGAGAAGTTAAAACTCCTATTATACCATCTACGAATAAAGTAATAAAACAACTAAGTAGAAAAAATGTATTGGATGATTGGGACTACCAACGATTAGCTAAAATAGCTGAACGTGATGCTATTCATGAATATCAATCTGAGTTTGCAAAGTTAAAAACTAAAATTATTGATGAAGAATGGAAAGTAGCTAAACAATTTGAAAATCCTAAAATAAAAAGATCATCAATTGAATATATGTACCGTGAAGAATTTGATCGTATATATCGTGATGAAATACTTTTAAGAACTCAAGAAAAAGAATCTAAATATTTGGCTAAAATATTAGGAGTTGAGGGAAAAATTACTAAAAAAAATGCTGTCAAAATTGCTATGGAAGGATATTCTTCTATGAAGTCTGTAGAAGATGTTATCAAAGAAGTTACAACATTACGTAAAGTTACTCAACGTCTTGGTAATATTATAAGACGCCAGACTACTAAAGAAATGACAGTAACTAACAAGGCTAAAATTCAAAGATTACAAAATGCTTATAACAGTAGAATGATAAATTATCGAGCAGCACTTAAAATTAAAAATGATGTTGGACTTATAAAAAAACGATTAAGCAGGTATTTAACTAAAGGTAAAGAAATGCCTGCTGAATATCGAGAACAAATACGTAATTTTTTATCTCCCATGTTTGATAAACCATTTGTAAGATTAGATGAAAGTATGTGGAACTTTCTTAGTAGAAAATATAATGATGAATTTTCTATAGGTGCAAATATACTACTTAAAAAATATGATGATATGCTTAAAAGTTTACCATCACGTACTCATAATTTTAATGGACTTACACATGCACAAACAAAAGATTTAGATGATTTTGTTAAAGCATTTCAGTTTGTAGGTAAGAACGAAAAGGTTATCAATTACAAAACTGAAAAGATGTTATTAGAATCTATTGCAAAAGAAATATATACATCAGCATTAAAAGGTAAACCTAAATTACAGATACTACATCCACGTGTTGTTGGAACTCAATTAGAAGAATTAGCTAAACCAACAAAAGGTGTTACTGGACAAGTATTAGAATCTTCTGCGGATCTTGGAAGTGGATTTCTTGCTGTATTAAAACGTATGGAGCCTATCTGTAGACAACTTGATGGTTTTCAAGAATTTGGTACAGCTTGGAAACAGATATTTAATAAAACAATAATTGCTGAAGTTGCTAAAGAACAGCTTGGTCAAAAAGTATTTAAAAAATATGGTGAAATATTTCAAGCACATCGTATTGCTACAAAAATGGGAAAACGTCCTACTAAATATTGGACTGCCACCAGTGGCAATCTGGCGGGGTATAGCGTTGATAAAGAAACTGCTATAGCTATGGCCTTGAATAGTGGTAATAAAGGTAACATGGCAGCCATGCTTCGAGGTCTTCAAGTTAATGAAGATGAGTTAATGGATTTTTTAAAGACCGCACTCAATGAAGCTGATTGGAAATTAGTAAATAATATTTGGAATACACTTGACAGTTTATTTCCAATCATGTCGAAAGTATATAAAGAAATGACTGGAACAACTCTTCAAAAATTGAAAGGTGGAAGGTATTATCCAATTGTTGCAGATAAAAAATATATGGATTTTAGAGAAGGATTTGAAGATTTATTTCTTGAAGCTAATATGGGAAAATTTTTAGCTGCTGTTGAAAAAGGATTTACTAAAACTCGTGTTGGTGGAGTTAAAGCAGTTAAATTAAGTCTAAGACCTTTAACACAACATCTTGAAGATGTTGTTCATATGGCAACACATTGGAAACCAATTAATGAAATACAGCGGTTAGTAAAACATGATTTATTTGAAAAAGCAGTAAAAGAAACAATGGGTGAACGTATATACGCGCAATTTGATCCTTGGTTAAAAAATCTTGCAAGACCTAAAATGACTGCTTATCCTGATGTTCTTGTTGAAAAAACTCTTGGTAAAGCAAGACATAATGTAACTACAGTTGCACTTGGGCTTGTACCAAAAGTTGGTGTTAAACAGACATTATCATTAATTACAGCAATACCTGAAGTTGGGGCCAAAAATACTATGGCAAGTTATGCAAAATTTATGGTAAACCCAAGACGTTTTATTCGTTCAGTAAGTGAAGCATCACCTGAAATGATGTTTAGACAAAAAACTTGGCAACGTGAACTATCTGAAATGGCAGCTAAATATAATCATAAAGGAAATTTAAAAGGTGGTACAGCTAATTGGTATTTTAAATTTATTCATTTGTTTGATCGTATAACTTCTTCTGTTGTATGGCATGGTGCATATCTTAGAGGCTTAGAAGATTATGCAGGAAGCAGTAATAGAGCAGTTAATTTTGCAAATATGGTTGTACGAAAAACACAACCCGCATCTGCCCCAAAAGATTTACCTTATATCATGCGTTCAGGAGAAATAAATAGATCAGTTACTTTATTCTATTCTTATTATTCTGTTTATCATGGTCAAGCTGATGAAATAGTTAGAAGGGGTTTAGCAGGAAATATGAGTGTACCTAAAGTATTGAGTACTTTAGCTTTTCTTGCTATGGCTCCAACTATAGCTATATATGGTGCAAGTAAAGCCTGGAATACTTTAACGGGTAGGGATGAAGAAGAATTTGATATGCATGAGTTTAGTAAGTCTGTTGGAGTTAATGCTTTATCAGGTGTACCTTTAGCAAGAGATTTAGCATCAGCTACAGTAATGGGATATGATTACAGAGTATCACCTATTGAAGATATTGGAGTAGAAGCTGCTGATACTGGTAAAGCTATAATGAAATTATTTGATGAAGATAAAGAATTTACTAAATATGATTTTATATCTTCAGCGGAACTTGCTGGATATATATTTGGTATTCCTTCACGTCAAGCTGTAACAACAGTATTAGGAGCACAACGATTATTAGATGATGAAACTGATGATTGGAGTGAATTGTTAGTACGACCAAAATATCGAAAAGGAGAATGATTATGAAAAAGTTAATCCTAACAATCTTAACAGTACTATGTATCTTGGCAATGGCGTTCACGGCACAGGCCGCTGATAAAACAATGTCCTGGGATGCGGCGGCAGGGGCAACGGGCTATAAGATTTACAAGTCTGAAGACCTTGGGGCGACCTGGGACGTTGGGACAGATGTGGGGAATGTTACGACCTACACCTATACCGATATCATAGAAACTGGATTTGTATTGTTCCGCATATCTGCTTACAACGGAACGGCTGAAATAGTACGGTATCAGGATTTCATAGGGTACAACGGAACCTTTCAACCACCGGCAATGCCTGGTGGGTATGGGATGGACTAATTGGTAGAATTTAAACAAAAGGATTTAACCACTTTTTATTGTGAGCATCTTACTGCTAATGGATTTAAGCGTAAAAGTTTCATTGGTAATAGTAAAAGTGTAGATTTTCAACCTGTTGTTGAAATTACTCCGTTTGAGAATGATTCGGATTGTTTGAGGGTTGAGTACATTCCTCAAGGCACGGTTAAGCCTGTGGATTTGACCGACAAGGCTCAATTGATTTTTGAAGATGATCTGGGCGAGTTTGCGTTTTCTCCGTTAATGACGGCGTTGCATGAAGAATTTGATAAGGATTTAGCCAGGCGCAACAACGGTGCCGGGGTGTCCGGCATAAAAGCCACATTATTATTAAACGCTAAACCAAAAATTGACTTTGACGGATTCGCTCGATTTTCATTCCAAGTGTATAGATACGAAAACATGAGGTTTAGCTATCAACCCCATGATGCAAGCGGGGAGAACCAAGATACAGGCGCACCGTGGAAAATAATAAATAATCGTCCCGACTGTGCGAAGGGTAGTTATGCCGTTTATCATAAATCGAAGGCTAACAACCGATTTACGACTGGAAAAGTTTGCCATATTTACCGTCCTTGGTGTCAGGATTCACTGGGAAATTTCACCTGGGGAGAGTGGGAGTGGGACGAAACCCACGGAATACTAACAAAGTGCATTCCCGAAAAAGCGTTTGATTCCGGCAAATGGTGGATGGTCGATTTTACATTTGGCGACACAGATAGCGGGGCATCCGGTACCCAAAACGTAGAAGACCATAAATTAGTCTATAATAACGTTACCCCCAGCGATGGTAATGGAAATGGTGACACTCTTCATGCTGACATCAATGTTACTACCGAAGCCAAGCTGTCTATTATGGGTTTATATACAAATGCGGATACTACAATTGTGGCAAACGGTTGTACCGGGGCAGAGTTAGTAGCGATTGATTGGGATGCGTATAAAACATATACCTTCGGCACACAACCAGCCATTGTTGGAACAACGTCCTACGATATAATGCTACATACCGACAATGGTGATGGTAATTTTGAAGTATATTATGATTCTGATGTAGGAAATGGTACTGTAGGTACTTGGAACGCTTATGACGGGACTTGCGACAGTCCGCATGGTGTCAGTAGTGGAAATTCAAAGTTTTCACTTTATTGTACATATTCGGCAGCAAGTGCTTGCGACACATTAGTACATTCCGCTGGTACAGCGTCAGACTCATCATATACATGCTGTAAAACTGCGGCTACTACATATTACGCAACCAAATTCACAGCTCCCAAAGATGCAACTATATGTAGGATAGATGTGTTTTTAGATAAGGTTGCCAGTCCTACTATGAACGTGGCTGCTGGTATTTGGGGGCATGATGCCGGGAATGATGAACCTGAAAATGGTGATATAAAAGACAACAGTGATACAATTGTAGCCTCGACTTTTCCGGCTAACGGTTCACCGGATTGGGTTGAGTTTAGCACTAACCTGAGTGCTGCAATAACCAATGGTGATACGTTCTGGGTTGTGGTATTCGGTGATGCTACTGACGCAACAAATCATTTTCAATGGCATAATGATGATGCCGCAGTGGAGCTTGTCAAAAAAGACGCTGACGGGGCTGCATGGGCGCAACAAACCGCCTTTAAAAGCATGATGTTCAGGCTGTATGAAGAATCAGCAGGCAATGTAGAGGTTAGCTGTAATACCGATGCTCTTTCATTAACTGAATATAGCACCACAGTCAAAGCGGATATGAGCATATCCGCTGGAATTGACAACTTAGCTCTATCCACTCTTGCAGCCTCCATAAAAGCCGACATGAGCATAACGGCGGGTGTTGATGCCTTGACGCTTTCAGAGCTTCAGGCTTCAATAAAAGCGGATATGAGTATAGTCGCTGGGGTTGACGCCCTTGCTCTGACAGAAATTGCGGCGGCGGTAAAAGTGGATAGAAACGTACTGGCAAGCATTGACGCTTTAATATTAACAGAATACGGAGCAAATATTACTGATGGTCTGGCAGCAGCAGCAGTTTTACGAAGGCTCTTGCTCCTTGGTGTTGGTAATTAGAAAGGAGATAACATGGCACGAGGAGATGTTGTAGTTTTTGAAGAGGCAAAGGCCAAAATGCTTGAGGGTAATTGGGCAAGTACGGATCATTTCTACCTGGCGATATGTGATGATACCACCACGCCCGCCGCTGCGGATGCAACGCCGGTAATAGGTGACTATACCCAGGTAGGTGCGGGCGGCACTTATGTCGCTAATGGTACTGATCTGGGGGATCTGGCAACCTTGGTATCTGAAGCTGGCGGCACTATGAAGTTTGACTCCGCCACGAACCCGACATGGGCGCAAGATGCAGGCAACGATGTAGATGCTTATTGGGGTATTATATACAACTTCACAGACGCTGGTAAAGACGCTGTTGCCTTTGTTGATCTTGGTGGGCCGGTGGACATGACAGCCGGTGATCTTACTGTCACTTGGAATGCATCGGGCATCTTCACCATAACATAGGGAGGAGAAGATGAAACAGGAAATTATAGATTGGTATTCCGAACGGCATTATCAACCTGAAAAGATGTTTATCGCAGGTAATCGTTGGGGATATTCAAGAGATAAAGTTGAATCAGCAATGATTCATTGCCACAATAAAATAGTTAATGAAGAAAAAGATGTAGCTGATATTTATGTTGCTCGTTATGTAAGAAATATATGTAAAGAGCATGATAATAAAGAATATCAGAGATATTTAACTGATTTATATCAAAGTTCTGATAAACTTAAAGAGTATAAACTTTTTATGTTTTCAGTTTTAACAATAGGAGGATTACTTAATTTATTGTTTTGGTTTTTTATTTTAAATTGGGGATATTAAAATGGCTCACATATACGCAAATTATATAAGACTTACTGAAAGTACACTTGTGCATACAGGTGAAGGTTTTCTTATGGACATATTAATACATAGTGATGGTATTAATGATCCAATAGTTGCAGCACACGATGATACAGATGGTGATACTGCTGCAAATGAATTGAAACCAGCTACAGAGTATGATGCAAGTGTGTTAGGAGAAAATGGCATAGTTTTTAGATATGCCAGGAAATTCACAACTGGTCTTTATATAAAAATAACTAATATTGGAAGTGGTTTAGTAAGTATAGGGTATAGAACACAAGGTGGGTTATTTCCAATGCGATTTCGTTAAAAAGGAGTGGATAAAATGAAAAAATTAATATCAGTTTTATTAATAATGGGATTGCTACTGGTGGCAATCCCATCTCTCGCAGTAGAAAGTGTAGTTGAAGGTAGTCTTGAACGAAGTGGTACTGAAATTTATGAGGTAGCTTTTACTATTACTACTGCTGCTGATGGAAGCGTTACTGCTACAGCATTTAGTGATACACTTATTGCGTCATTAAAAGGTAAATATTTTTTACAAGTAGATGCTTTTCCTACTCCTGGTGGAACTGCTCCTGATGCCGCTGATGTTGTAGTAAAAGATGAAAATGGTATTTATTATCTTGGTTCAATAGATGATGGAGCTACTGCATATACAGGTCTTAATTTAATACATGCAACTATTCCAAAATCCTGTTTACCTAATATGTATTTAACAGGTCAAACTTCTCATGTCAACTATCATTGGCCTATAAGAGGTGCGTTAACATTTGATGTACTTAATCAAGCTACAGATAGCGCAGATATAACTCTTATATTTATTTTTACGGAGTAAATATGAAACACTTAAAACACATATTAATAAGTCTATTTTTATTGGGATTGCCACTGGTGGCAATCTTAGATGCACGACCTCCCGTTGCACCACAACCACTTACTACATTAGGAATGGGTGATGTTGAAACTCTTGGCGCTGGTTGGAATGGTGATTCATATGCTTCTGCAAAAGACGATATACACGACTATATCTATGACCAACTTGGCGATACGGGATATGATGGGTTGGATAATGATACTGTTACACCTACAAGGATACGGTTAAAACTCGATAAGCTGACCGCCGAGCCAGGTAGTCTAACGGCAGGAGATGTCTATTATGCTGATGAGGCAAATTGGGACCCTGCGGGAATAGGAATTGGTATAGCTTATTATGTCCTTTATGATGGGGCTAATTGGATACCTTTATGGAATGAAGATGGAGATTTCTACGTTAATAAATCCCAAGCGGCTGTGAATGTAATTCCAGACGCAGATGGAATAGTTCTTACTGCTGCTCAGATGAATTCTGTTATCGTAATGACAGGAGCAGGGGATGTAGATATTCCTGAGAATATGTGTGATTCAGCGACAGGGAAGTGGCTTATAGTAAAAAGTACAGCAGCACATCTCAATTCCATAACATCAAACGATGCTACAGATGCCTTTGTGCTTTCAGATGGAACAGACTGTGGTAATGCTGATGAGCTTGACCTTGGGGGAGCAGCAGGAAATCAGGCAACTATAGTATGTATACAGACGAACAAGTGGTGGGTAGTTGGAGAGATTGGAACTTGTGTCGATGGAGGAGGAGCAGATTAATGAGATGCCTCTTACCACTTATAATCGCTTTATTCTTATGGAGCTACCAGGCATTAGCCTTTCATCCCGTTGTAATGTCAAGTGGTACAACAGGTACTTCTAAAACTCTTGATGACAGCTATGACTTTGCAAATGATGGTGGCGATAATACAGTTTACTCAACTTATCCAGAAGCCTATCAATCCCTTACAAGTGGAGGCGGTACGCTCGATAGTGTAGTTATTGACCTTAAAAAGGTTGGTAGCCCGACTGGTAGTGCTTATGCTAAAATTTATGCTCATACTGGAACGTATGGGACGAGCAGCGAACCAACCGGCTCCATCCTTGCGACATCCGATGCCCTTAACGTAGCAGGACTTACTACGTCCTATGTTGAGACACCAATTGTTTTTAGTGGAGCTGAGAGGATAGAGTTATCGTCACAATATTACTGTCTCGTAATTGAATATACTGGTGGAGATGGAAGTAATTATTTAGCGGTATCATATGACGCTTCAAGCCCAACGCATGATGGAAATCAGGGTTATGAAACCAGTGGTAGTGGGTACACTCCACAGTCGAGTTATGATATGTGTTTTGAGATATATGTTTATAGGTGATAAAAAATGCGTAAATACTTATTTATAATTTTATTGATCTTACTTTTTCCTTTTATGGCTTCCGGAGCAACCTACCATATTACACAATCAGGGGCGCTGGCCAAAACCGGAGCAGACGAAGCCAATGCTGATTCGGTTGCCGAGTTCAATGCAGATAATATAAATGATGGCGCGACTGGCATGGCTCCAGGCGATACAATTTATTTCCACGGAACTATCACCTCTGAAATTTATCCCCCAGTTAGCGGTACTTCCGGTGGAGGACATATTACCCTTGATGGATTGGACAGCGGTGATTATGATGCTCTCAGTGAGGGTTCGGACGGACAGGCAGTAGTTGATCGGGGTGGTGGGACCGCTTACGGTATTCGTCTATTCCATTCTGATTTAGGCGAAGGTGGAGGACGAGACTATATAAACATACAGGACTTTGAAATTACCGATGCTAATACAGCTATTTATATGGCTTCAGGTTGTGACCATATAAATATTAAACGAAATTATATGCACGATTTGACTCGTAGTGGAGTCGTTGGTACAACATTAACTAACACATCCTACCCCAGAATCGGTCAGAGTTATGTGACTGTCGGTGGGGCTTTGGCTGATGCCAATGTCGTCAAGAATGCTGGGACTGATACTTCTGGGGCAGACATTAATTTTGGTTGTAGCAATAACCTTATAATTAGTTATAATCATCTTTATTCAGATTCTACAAGCTATGGTATTGATGGCATTATCCTTAATCGTAATTGCCATGATATATTAGTCGAATATAACTGTATTCATGAACACAACGATTCGTCTGCCGGTGAAGACGGAATGGATATAAAAGATGACAACAACTCCGGTGGAGGTAATTATAATCTAATAATCAGATATAACCATATTTACGATCATGGACGGTTGGAATCTGGCAGTACAACACGGGCGACTATAACTTTTCAAGATGGTCCTCACGACATATATGTCTATTGTAATTCCTTTCACGACAACCGTAATGGGATTCTATCGGGAGCATCCAAGGGAGCTGTGGTTACTGATGACCTGTATATATTTAGCAATCTCATTTATAATATACAAGAAAAAGCACTACAAATTTATGAAACAGACGATATTGAAATTTTTAATAACACCTTTGCAGAGAATGGTTATTGCGATAATACTAATGATGGTGGATGCCGAGATGGAGAGAGCAGTAATATTTGGGGACAGATGAACGCAAGCTCATCGGCTGCGGGTGCTATTATTTTCAAAAATAATATCCTCTATAAACCAAGGCCCAATTCAAGTTCTTACCCGTACAGGCAGTATTATATCGACACGGCGGCTGATGGAAACATAACGTCAGATTACAACCTTTTTTATTATCCTTCTCCTCAAACATCGGAGGTTTTTTGGGGAAGTGCGGGGAACAGAACCTTGGCTCAATTACAGGGAGGTTCTGGTAATGGACTCCCACAAGAAGAACACTCAATCGAAGAAAATCCTGATCTGACAAATATTGACGGAAACGACTATACTGTTTCTGCTGCTGACGCGGGAGTTGTTGATGCTGCGGAGAATCTGGGTGACGCAGTGATTGCCACGGTAACAATCCAGGGTACAGACTACCCTGTTTATAGATATGAGGCTCTTGGACCTAATACAGTTTGGGGTTCGGGGTCAACTCTGCCTGTAATGAGTACTCTCAGGAGAGATAGGATCGGGTGGGACATAGGAGCATATGTCTATGGGCTATGTGTATATGATGTTTCTCCAGCTAATGGTGCAACTGGAGTTTCTACCACCACATCAGCTACATGGGATTATCCAGGGGGTGTCGATGACGCTGATATATGGTTGGACAAGGACGATTGTGACAATGTAGATTGTGATGGTTCTCTGGTATCAGATGACGATGCAGACAAAACTTATGACATGAGTACGCTTGATGTAGACTCTAAATATTGCCTTGGAATCAAGGCAAATAGTGGAGCCAGTCAGGGGGAGTGCCAAGAGTTTGAGTTCACCACTACAGGAGGGCCGCCAGTTGATCCCTCAAACTTTGGAGATGTGAAACATTCAACGGCAGCAGGAGATGAGTTACATAGTATAGAGGCAGGAGATAGGTTGACACAATGATAAGGAGATCTTATGAATGACACTGCTTTCGATCCGCACAAGTGCAGGGAGAGCTTGATCTGTATGATTAATAAAAAGGTCAATAAAGTTGTACTGATAACCGTTGCTTGCTGTATTATAGGAGCGTGTGGAGGATTTATCATCTATGGACTTGCCGCCGAGAAGAAGCAGAACGAGCATATAAACCAGCATCATACGCAAATCAAAGTGATCGAATCTGGTATAAAGGTTATTAGGGAGGATCAAAAGGACATAAAGAAAGATCAAAAAGAGTTAAAGAAGGCTGTTAATCGTATTGAGAAGAATCAGCTTACAGAATCTCGGTTGATTGATGCTATAAAAGAGGCATTAAAGAAATGAATTTCTATTTTGGAAAAAAATCATTAGAAAATTATCAGGTACTTCCTTCTACGCTTCAAAGAATAGCTCGGAAATCTCTTGATATAGGACTGATGAATTTCACTATTGTTTGCAGCTTTAGAGGAGAAGAAGAACAAAATGCTTTATATAAAGAAGGTAAATCAAAAGTTAAATGGCCTGATAGTAAACACAATAAGTGGCCTCCAAAAGCAATGGATCTTGTTCCTTACGTAAATGGAAAACTAAGTTGGAATAAATTTCATTGTTGTGTTTTAGCTGGTATTATATTAGCTGTAGCAAAAATAGAGGGAGTTAATCTTCGTTGGGGAGGTAATTGGGATATGGATAGTGAACCTATAACAGACCAGGATTTTCAAGATCTGGTTCATTTTGAGGAGGTTTTGAATGGCATTTGACCCTATAACAGCAGTACTCGGACTTGTTAATAAAGGTCTTGATAAGTTCGTAATGGACAAAGGTGCAAAGGCAAAGTTGGCATCTGAGATGCAAGTTTTTGTCATGCAAGAGGCTACTAAGCAAGGCAGTGTTTTTCGAGATTTCATTGTAAAGTATGAAGGGGCTGCTAAGGATGTACCAAAGGCTATAGTTTACTTGAGATCACTTATTAGACCAGCGTTTACAATTCTAATTGGATATGTGGATGCTATATACTTTACAACAACTGTAACATGGTCTCCAGAAAAAATTGGTCTTCTTAAGGCAGTCAATGTCATAATTTTGATGTTCTGGTTTGGTGAGCGTGCGATAGTTAATTCTGGTATCATAGATAAACTTATTAAAAAGTAGATTGCCACTGGTGGCAGTCTATTTATGTTTTGTAATATGAATTTTTAAAGCGTTAAATGTGCTTTGTTTTTCATCTATTTCACACGTTAATATAGTTTTTCTGTACTCTTTATTATTATGATAGTTACATTTCTCACATATAAAATGTGTGTACATAGCCAATTCAAATCTTATATCGGCATTTGTATTTACCTTACCCTCATCAATTAATCTGTAAACTATATCTAATAATTTACCCGCAGTAAGATTTTCTTCAGGTTGTGCCTCTAATTTCTTTTTCTCTTTTAACCTTTCAATTATTAAGCTCATATTTATTACCTCCCATCTTCCATTAATAATTCATTAACTTCTTCCATAAATTCTAATTCTAATCCTGGAGCAGCTATTAATCCATATATTGTATATTGTTGTTTTTTTTCTCGCATTGACCTTATAATTTTTAATTTTGGATATAAAGAACTAATTCTTCGTTTAGATGCTCGTTTTTGTACTACATGTTTATCTGAAGGTTGACTTAACCTTTTACAATATGCCCTAAAAAAATGTGTAAAATCTTTTTGTAATATAAATAAATCTCTTTCTGCGTCAACATCAATTGTAAAATATTTGTCTATAAAAGTTTTTAATGGATCAATTTGAGCTTCTAATGTGCGTTTAGCTGCTAATCCTGATTTAGGTTCTATAAATATTGCTCTTTTACTTAATCTTTCTAACCCTTTAAAATGCCAATTTAGTATGCTGGCTAAACCATCTTTTAAAATATGTTGATCTAAACCAAGAATTTCTTCTGAAGTTCCTCTAAACATTTTATTAAATCGTATAATTATTAGCCGTTGAGTTAATGCTCCAGTATCATCTGGTAATACTGGAGTAAGATTTGTCATCATTACTAATTTACACCCAAGCAATTCAGTCATTATATCTTTACGTTTAGCTTCAGTATCTACATGATCTTGACCTATTATTTTAAGTAATGTAGGAATTACTGACTTAAGAGTTTTAAAATCTATTCCTCTTGCTTCAGACATTACTGCTAATTTTTTTCCAGGTAAATTACTTAACCCAAATTGACCTGATATTTTATTAAGAGATATTGCTGAATAGTATTCAGAACCAACACATGCTTGGAATATTTTAGCTAAAATACTTTTACCACTTCCAGGAACCCCTTCTACTATTAACATTTTATGAATATAATATGAATCTGCTAAAATATATCCACCGTATTCCCGTATTAATTCTACTGTTTCTAAATCTTCTTCACATGTACTTTCTAAAAAATCAATATATTTATCAGGCGTTTTATCTTTATCTCGCTGCCATTGTTTATAAGTTACTGGTAACTCTTTATATATATTATCTGTTTTCTTTAAAGTTTTTATAGCTTTATTAGATTGCCACTGGTGGCTATCTGAAAATAAATCATTCATTAATATTCCATATCTTCCACCTTTAAAAGCCCAACCATTTCCTTTAATAAATTCATCTATATTTAAACATGAGTCTCTAATTATTACACGTGTTAGTTGTTCCGCTTTGTAGTAATCTATTTCCAATTTTATAGGTATAGTTGTATGGATATGATTATACACAAATGCTCTTGTTTGAGATACATTACATCTTTTCCAAATTCGTTTAGTGCTAAAGTAACACCAAAAGTCTCCTGTCTCTATTTTATGATGTGAATAAAGAATTTTTTGACGTTTAAAGATGCTTGCCATATGTCTAATATTTGCTTCTGGATCAAATTCATCGTATTGGGTAGCTTTATCTCGTCTAATACTTTTGAACATACCTTTTAATACTGCTTTAGTGATATTTTTTTTTGTTTTAATTGTTATCAAATTAAAAATATGTTCTCTTGATAATTCTGTTAAATACATTTCATGTAAATCTCTAAGTAATCCATCAATTATTTTTCTATTAACCCCTTCATACCCTGATTCAATAATCCACTCTGTTCTATATATTAATTCTTGTAAAATTTCATCTTGATAATTTGCGTCATTTAACATTGCTTGATTTAATGTAAAATCAAATTCTTTCAATAGTAATGGATCAGTTTTTTTATGTAAGATTGCCCAACCGTACATTATATCATACGCATTAAGGCTTTTTCTTTTAAAATTATGTATTTTTTCAACAATAATATTTAATGGATCACCGTCATGATGGGAATATACATAACCATTTTCAAATAATATTGTACCAGCAATACCTGTATTAGATGAAGGTGCTAAGAATCTATTTTCACCTTCATCAGAATACCCTAAAGATAATAATGCTTTCTTTGGATGAATCATTCTACAGAAAGAACCTACTTTTCCAAGTAAATGTGAAGCAGCAGGAAGATTAGCAACCTCAAGAGGATCTTTATGTTTTAAGACAACATAAGGTTGCCAACCAGGAAGAACATGAGAATAATCTTTTTTAATTAAAGACAATCTTGGAAAAGTAGATTCTTGTATGGTTAAAGGATCTATTAAATCTTGCCATATAGAAAAAGCTGTAAAAATAGGTTGAGTTAAATTAAAATAAAATGTAGCATCAACAGGTATTTTATCTTGTTTAATCCACATACCTATTTCTCTTGGATATTGTGGCTCTTTTAAAAGAAAGATAATATGACATCTTAAATAAGGTTTATTACCTATTAAAAATGAAGAACTAAAACGAAGTATATATGATACATTATGAAATTCAGGAGGTAAATATTGCTGTATAAATTTATCTGATTCTTTTATTGCAGAAGTATATGTAAGATTTTTTGTTGAATACTCATACTTATCTAAGTCTAAAACAATGTATTTAATTAATTTCTCTTCAAAATTTTTAAGTGTTCTATCTGTATCTATTATTTCAGGTCTTATAGAAGTGCCTGTAACCATACAAGTATCAGGTTTAGTAGATAATATTTGGCATATATGAAATAATCCTTCAGGGGTATCTTCTACTGACTGAAGACCAATATTATTATTCCATGTTGGCCCTAAATATTTACAATCTGTTTTTGTATATGGCCTGGATTTTATTCTACTACGTACAAGAGTGATTGTAAATTTACTGGTCATATCAAATCCTTTTTTATTGCAAACCATTCTTCAATTTCCATTTCAAAATCTAACTCATAGTCATTAATAAAATCATATTCATGCCCATTTTTTATCACATTTTTTGGAATCCATATTTTACCCTCATGACTAAGAATAAGAACTGCATCATCTGTCTGATGCATATATTCATAGTGTATTGTTACGTATTTAGCCATTATTTAACTCCTTTTCTAATGTTCGTAATATGCTATTTGCAATATTACTTGACATGTATCGTATTAAATCATGTGCTCTTTTATTTTTTTCTTTCCAAATATGGTATTCAAATATCTTTTGTTTCGTACGCATGAGTTTAAAATCTTTAGGTGGATTTATATAGTATATATCTTCCATCATTTTATAATCTAAAATCATTTGTGAAGTAATTGTGTGAAGCAATTTTGGATGCTGAATTATTATTTTTACAGTAACTCCTTCCCATTCAGTTATAGGATATTCAGCAATTTTTTCTAATCTATTCATTTTTTGCTCTCCTTCTTCTGATTGCCACTGGTGGCAGTCTTCTTATACATAGTTCTAACTGTACCACATTTATTACATTGATACGTAGTTTTACTATCATTCCGTTCTATTTTCACAAATCTTCCACCACATTTTTTGTGCTTCATAAATTACCTCCTTTTTTCTTTTTATACATTTTTAAATTATTTAACAAAGACTGTTGATCTGCATCTTTTGAACTTAAAGTTTTAAATATTACTTCATCAACGGTATCTCTAAATAGTATATGATGAACAAATACTTTATTTTTTTGTTTTTGTCTCCATAGTCTATCAATTAATTGTATATAATGTTCAAAATTCCAAGGTAAACTATACCACAATATATTGTGACCGCCAAACTGCAAATTTAAACCATGTGGATCACTTGCAGGATTATATAGTAATATAGGTAATTGTTTAAGATTCCAACGTTTAATATATTCTGTTGACTGTTTGTCAGTAGTTCTACCATCAATAGCAGGTGCGTTTTTAAATACTTTCTGAAGATCATCACGTTCAAATCGAAAATTATATGCTATAATACAATTTCCAATACCTTCCATTACTTCTTCGATCATTTGTAATTTTTCAGTATGGATAGTGGCAGTTCTTCTTTCTTTTGCTATACCTATATACACTTTTCCTTGAAGAAATTGTCTTAATTTTATTGATAATGCTGATTTTGAAAATGCTTCAACTTTTGCTTTTTCTAATTCAAGGAAAAATGTATGCTCTAATACGTCATATTTTTTACGTAATTTATCTGATAAATCTAAAGATATTTTATTATATGTTATAGGTGGAAGTTTTATATAATCTTGTTTTCTAAGATATATAACTCTATCTTGTACTCTTTTTGCCACTGCTTTTTTAGCACCTCTTATTGGTTTATGTATGCAATAATTATCTTTTGGAATACTCATAAAAAATCTACGTCTAAAACTTGTAACTGATGTACCTAAACTTAATCCTAAATCTGTAACATACATTTGACCATATAAATCCATAAGACCATTTGGAGTAGGTGTTCCAGTCATAGGATACCTATATACAAAACGTCCCATATGTTTTTTAAATTTTTTAAATCTTTGAGTTGTAGAATGTTTTATTTTTGTAGATTCATCATAGAAAATACATTGAAAAGGTAGGGGTTTACTATAAAAACTGCGAGATAATACTTCAGATAGCCAAGGTAAACCTTCATAATTGATAAGGTATATATGTGCTGGCTCAAATAGTTTTCTACGTTTAACGTAATTAGCTGGCCCATGCATCGCATCACCATGAATAATAGAAAATTTTAAATACTGTGTATGTTTCCAAAGTTTTGCTTCTTGTCTCCAAGTATTATACATAGCTTTTTTAGTGCAGATTATTAATGCAGAATTTATCCATTTTCGTTTTAAAAGTTGGTCAACTATTGTTTGAGCAATGATTGTTTTACCTAATCCAGTACCAAGAAATATGGCAGTATGTCTGCGTTTAATAGCAAGTGCTATAGTATATTTTTGGTATGAATGTAAATCATTGATCGTAAGCATTTTATTCACCCTCTTTAAAATAGTTTGAATTAATACCAGCACCACCATGTACTAATTCACTGGCTAATACTAAAGATATTTTTTCAGCATATAAAATATGATGTTCTTTACCCATACCAAGAGTAGCGTATAGTAACCATCGAGCAGGTGTTACATCAGTTATAGTAACACCATATCCTTTATACATAATCTCATCGGTAAGGAAATCCTTTTCTATATACCCATAACTTATAAACCACCGTTCATTTTTCATCCTATCCTCTCTTTCCAAAAATTAATAATTCTATTAATTGCGTATTTACTACTCACTACATAAACCCATTGGTCTAAATTTTTAAGACGCTCATGCTCTCTAAGTTGTGCCGGAGTAGCTACTTCACCTGTTGCCTTACATTCAACAAAAAATATCCCACCATTAGGTACTACACACAAACGATCAGGAACAGATCGTCTCCCAGGTGAAGTAAATTTATAAGCAATACCTCCAAGTTCTTCTCTTACTTGTTTGATAAGATACTGTTCGATTTGTTTTTCTTTCATCTTAAATCCACCTCCTTTAAAGCATTAAGCCGATTAAATCGGCTTATTGCTCTCTTTAGTAATAGTTTACCTGATCGTCTTTGAGTTATCAGGTACTTAATCATTTTCATTATTGTAAATTTCTCATAAGATTGAAGTGTTCTACAATATCTTTCCCAATCAGAACAGTCAAGAATAAACCTATCTATATCTGTATCAGTTAATTCTATAGATAGTATCAATCGCTTTATATTAGTGATATTAATCACCTCCTTTCTGATTGCCACCAGTGGCAGTCTACATTTCTTTATACGGTACTAAGTCTGCAAGTTCACCTCCAACGTAAGTATCTATAGTAGTTGTATGAAATGAATTTTGTTTAAGTTCTATTTTATATAATACATTTACTGTTCCATCATCATGAATATAAAGCAATAATTGTTTTGGTTTATTTTCAAATTGTCGAATAGTTATACCTTTAATTGGGTATCGTAGAGCATAAACAGCTAATTCACCAGCTTTTTCAACATGCCATCGCATGTGATCCTCTAACATTCTACCTGTTAGATGTATAGGTCTATATATTGGCATTTTTTACTCCTTTCTATACCTATGGCCTTCCCAACCATTAGCACTTAATGGGAGATCTCTTGCCCATTTTCTTTTAGTACACATTATATCACACATTTGTTCTACATAATATTCATTTGTATTAGGCACTTCACTGATAATTTCATCATGCACACTGGCTAACACTGGATACCCTGCCTGTTCAACACATAGTAAACCATACGCAAGACAGTCTCTTGCTAATGCTTGAACTATATTTTCAACAAGCATACCTGGATGGGTAGCTATTCTTACCCATTGGTTTTGTCTTACTCCCATATAGCTTATTTCAGATGTAAATGGAACTTTTTTGTTGTCTATTTTCACATACCATACTTCATCTATTTTTACTTCTTTATAAAATAAAAATCTACCTGAAGGTAAATGTATGTATAAATTACCATTATCATACTTAAATTCAAGACGTATTGTAGGTGTTATCAGAAGTCTAAATTCTTTAAATACAATAGCTTCTTTTGCTCTACGATATACAGATCGCCAAAGTTGCGGTATTTTTTTATAATGTCTACGATAATAGTTTACTCTATTTTGAGCTTCGACATGACTAAGATGAACTCCATATCCTGCTGCAACTCCTATTAATGCTTTTGACCCTGCACCGTATCCAAGACCTAATACATCAGGTTTAGATTGATTACGTTGTTCTTTTGTTACTTCATCATAAGATATATTAAGACGTTGTGCAGAATATACTTTGTATTGGTCTAACCCATTACGAAAATCTTGTGTAGTTTTTTCATCGCCAGCAATCCAATGAAGTATAACATTTTCAATACTTGTATAATCACCAACACATAATTTAGTAGTATCATTTGATATAATAACAGGTCGAACTAATTTTGAAGCTGCTTCATTTATGTTAGGATAAAAATATTTTGCAGTTATATAACTTTCTATAAATCTGTCAAGAACAAGTTCTGGATTGTCATGTCCCTCTCTTAAAAGATTATGAATTTGTACCCCTCTCCCTCCCCATCTACCTGTATGTGCAACATGGTATGCAATATTTCCTCTAACACGACCATCATTTTCAATCATATTTATCATTTTTTCAAATTTAGCTACACTGCTATACGCAAGCTGTTGTCTAAGTTCCAATACACATCTACATATATTTGGTATTATTATATTTTCTGCATTTAAATACATATTTATTGTATCTTTTTGTAGATTAGGGATTTTAACTCCTCTATTCCAAAGAAAATCTTTAATTTTAGCTACTTGTTTTCCTGTTGTTATTTGATTAGAAGTTATTTTTTGTAATTTAGTTTCACTTTCTTTTTTAAAACATTGAAGTGCGTGTATTATACTTTTTACTGCTTGTTTGTCAATTTTAATACCACGTTCATTTTGCATAAGTGTATGACCCCAAACATACTGCTCATATGGAGTAAGTCTGTCTGATGGTAGTAATTTAACAGCATCACGCATGATTTTAACATCTTGTTTACAATAATTATAAAGAGATTGAAAGTCTTTAGGAGCAGTATCAGGATACCATCTACCGGAAGGATTACGAACTGTTCGTTTTTGAGGTTTACAAAGTTTATTTATAAGCCGAGTACCTTTTGAATCTTTACCATGTGATAGACCTACTGCTTTAGCAAATTTATCAAGTTGAAGTGGATAACCATAAGTACCGGCAAGAGCCATTGTGTCAACAAATCGTTGGAGAGGAATGTTATATCCTAATCGTTTTAATACTTGCCATTCAAATTCAGCTCCGTGAGCATAAATTAATATACTATTATCCATCAAATATGAATCTATATTTTTAGCAATTATATGTGGATATACTTGTATTAACACTGGTTCATCATTAATGGCATATCCAGTACACCACACATGAAAAGAATGATGTTTTACATACTTGTATAGCCCTACTTTTTTTATATCAAGATCACAGTATGTTTCAAAATCAAGCCAAAGTTTCATATGTTATATCCTTTTTAGTAAGTTTATGCAGACTGCCACTGGTGGCAGTCTGCATTTTGTTAAGGCTACACCACCAAGGCCGTTAAGCCACCTACCACCACCATAAATCATAATCCCCTCACCTTAACAGTTTTACATAAAGTTGAACTCATCAACCACGTCTTTCTCATCGTCCTTGTTACTGTCCGGATGAGACTCCTCATCAGGTTCAGTAAACATGCTGGCAGCTTCATTAGCAAAATCATTAAATTCAGTTTCAGCTTCACCTTTTGTAGTTCCAGCACCAAGATTAGCATCATCTCTGGTTTTCATTAAACCAGCAATGCTTGTACTGATGCCTTTATTTCCAGCTTTATCGTAGTACCAAAACTCAAGCATTACACGACACCACATACCTGAATAAATATCATCAGGAGTAAGTGTTTCTGGATCAACAGCTTTACCCATAGGGCCAATGATGTATGGCTGACGAAACCGATTGTTAGTGTTAATAAAATAGTGTCCTTTAAGTTGCTCTGCATTAGCAAGATCAGCTTCTTTAGGATCATCACCATCACGAACAGGCAAACCACCTTTAACCTGAATAACACCAGCCATTTCTCTTGCTTTTTTATCTCCAAATTTATCAATAAGTACTTGAGCATAGATTTGTTTTAAATCTTTAATCCATGCTTCAGTTATCTCATTTTTCGGAAACATACACTGCATACCCCATGCTTCCTCTTCACTTTGTGGTAGAGGACGTGGTTCAAGTATATTCACATACGAACTACGACATTCAGGAGTAACACACTTTTTCTTCGCCGCATCTATAGTGTACTGTTTAGACATTTTTACTCACCTCCTTTTTTAACTAATTACCTTAAATTCACCAGTGTCATATACAATATACCCATAACCATTTCGCTCGTTTAAGTATCTTAATTGCATTTTAATCATATTTTCACTGGTATCGAGAGCCTTTGCCGCATCACTAATAGTTACACCTCCTTTCCCAAAATTAAGTACTTCTAATCGCTGTGTTCCAGCTTTTGGAGTATTTTGAATTTCCTTCGGTTGGGCATTGATGATTACATTGCCACCAGTGGCAATCTCTTTAACTACCACTTTAGAATTTTCACTAATAAATATGTCATTGAAATCATCATCATTAGTTTTAACAGGAATGTCCACATCTTCATCTCCTTCATCTTCCAGTACTGCAAGACGCATACGATCAAGAGCACTCATGTGTTTTACTTCTTCGTGATCGTCTACAGAATCAACAAGTATAGGTGAATCTGGCACAAATTCTTGAAATTCTTGTTCAACAGTGTCTTCAATTTCTGGACGTTTATCAGAATCAGGTACAAGAGTAGGTGAACCAGGTGGTTTGGTAATATACTTTTCAAGGCCTAACTGTTCAGCATTTTTCTTACCGATAGCTTTTTCTGCTACAGTAGGACTGATGAGAATTTCTTCATATGCTTTAATCTTACAAGATACTTCAAGAAATGCAGCTACTTCTTTTTCATCAGCACCCCATTTGCGATTAGATCGACCACGCACAACTTTATAACCTGGAATTTTATTACCAGCTAATGCTTGATCTAAAGCATATGTTTGAACAGTTTTTATCCAATTTTGTATCTGTTTGAATTTAGGCAGGAGCAAAGCTATTTCCTTGATAGGGTATATTGTAGCCATATCTTCTTTACTAAATTGTTCAAAGGCCGCCTCTGCTTCAGTCATCATAAAATTTCTTTGAGCTTCACAAATTGCAGAAGCAGGACACCATCTGCATTGTTCAACACCTGGATTACACTCAGCATCACCGTTTTTAGCTTCACTCATAGCTTTTTGAACATTTGTTTGAAACCACACAATAAGTTCTTTACGATCTATTTCCCAAATTCGTATTGGGTTAACGGTTCTTGGCTGAACTATTACCAATCTAACTTTTGAAGGGGATAAATTATATTCTTTCTGTAGATATTTTAAACCACCAACTCCATACAACATTAATTGTGGATTTTCTACAGCTTCAACAATAACCCCTTTACCCATTTTTAGATCCATAATAACTGCTATTTCAGGACTCCACAAAAGAGCGTCTAATGTTCCCCAACATTCTTCAGTTATGCTAATTTCATGCTCAATTTTTCCACCTTTAGCACCAATTTCTTTAGCCATACCTTTTACTTCATCTATATATACTTGTATGCCATCAACAAGCTCTTGTGTTATTGTAACATCTTCAACAACTGTTCCAAGATACGTATTAACATCTATACTATCTTTAAGACAAGTTGCTGCAATATCATGGCAAACAATTCCTTCATGTGCATATACAGATGGTAGTCCTTCAGGGATATTTTTAGAAAGGTTTAGAGAAGTAGGACAAGCTATCCAACGGTGCGAAGCTGATGGAGCAAAAAAAGCATGTTTAGCTTTTTCAATTTTTTTTGTCATATTTGTACCTCCTTTTTACGTAGGAATACCGTGATTGCCACTGGTGGCAATCACGGTATTAAGTGATATGTAACAATTAGTCAGTTTCTTCAACTACAGGATCAGCAATTTCTGGAGGTTCCGTATCGAGTACTTCAACAATGAGAGATATTCCTTCTTTAATATGACCAATATCTTCATCTTTAAGATTAACTCTCTCTTTACGGGTTACGTCAAGAACTCGCTCAAGAGCAACCAGTACTTTTTCTACTGGCTCTTTTGGGGCAGGACGATCTTTGGCAGCCGCTTCTTTGACTGCTTTGATCTTGGCCTTTTTCTTTTCAAGCACTTCATCAATGGCCTTCACTGGATCACTTTCATCCTGTGTTTTGTTAATTTTGATAGCATCTTCAACTTCTGCCCTTGTAAGACTCCCTTTGATGATTTTATCTGCAACTTTGCGCTGTGTTGCTTCATCAAACATTTCAATAACTCGTTTTTCACCCTTCCCTTTATCTGATTTGGTGACGAGTTTTTGAAATCTGTTTGCAAGTGTTACGTTGGGAAGATTTTGGGCCAGTTTGAAGGTTGCTTCATCTTTTTCAATAACCTGGAGAGCATCATGGATAGTTTGACGACTCCATGTATCCCCAAGAAATTGAGCAATAACACTGGCTCCTACTCCATGATTCTTCATTCGAGTGAATGACCGATCATCAACCCGTAATGCTCCCTGTGCGCCAACTTTTTTCATAAAAGCATCTTTATCAGCAGAAGCCATCAGTAGGGTTGTAAGATGTGCCTGAAGTTGAAGTACACTCATACACAAGTTTTGAGGGTCTTCACCCCAGGTGTCTTTGTTTTCTTGAACAAAGATTTTAAGCATTATTTCATCTGTTAACTGAGTTTCAGGTCGAACATTTACTTTAATGTTCTCATATTCAGTTAACCCTTCTGCCACAAGTCTCCTAAGAGCCTCAATTCGATGATGGCCATATACGATTTGCAGTCGGCCATCTTTAGTTTTTCGTATTAGAATATTTTCCCAATACGATAGATCTCCAATACTCTCCATTAATGAAGTGATCGCATTTTCCTTCCATACGTAGGCATTTGGATCACGATATGGATTGTTTTCAAGATTTTTTAATGCTACTGTTACAAAAGCCATAATTAATTCTCCTTTTGTTGTGATTGCCACCAGTGGCAATCTGGTTAATTATCTCTTTAATTTCACTCTTGTTTGTTCTATCACCTCCTTTCGTCTAAACTATATTTTAACGTATTAAACACTATTAACAGTATAAATATATTAAAACACGCAAGCATAATATTAATGACTAATAGAAATGGTATTAACATTTTTTATACTCCTTTCAGCAATGTTCTAAATTTAGAACATCCTAATAACTATAAA